GACACAGATGTTTTTAAAGTATAACCCGTCCCTCTATTCTTTTTTTTTTATTTTCTCTTAACTAAACCCCCTAAAAACATTGGTGTAATGGGTTATACCTAATAAATATACTTAAGAAAGGTTGGTAAATCTATGGCTAAAAACGGACCTGGTGCCAATTTTTTAAGAATGTCAAATAAGAATATCAATACCAAATGGCTGCAATCAGCTATGAAAAGTATTGGTATTAGTACAAGAAACGTAATACAGAGAATAACCCCTAATATATACGATACTGCGGTTAGTGGTGCAGAAATCGGTAGAGATTTTGTAACATCTGCAAGGCAAAACGTATCTTCTATAGATAAAGTTGCTGGTACTATAAGGGGTAATAGATATGTACAGTATGCTGAAAAAGCATACAAAAATGCACTAACTGATATCAAATCTGGAAATCTCAATAATGAAGCACGTGCTGAAGAAGCAATGATGAATTCATTCGGATTTGGTTCTGATGGTGATGGATATAGCTTTGGAGACGATGGTGGAGATGGTAATACTTATAACGTATATCAAAACTCTGGTACATCTGAAGCTATGTTAAAAATTAGCGACCAAATGGCTAAAGGTCAGGTTGCTCAAGTAAAAATGCAAAAAGCCTCAATGGATGCATATATAGCAGTTCAATCTACTATGATGCACCAGATGGCAAAAAATCATGCTGAAATAGTTAATCATCTAACTAATATCCATTCAGAATTATCCTCTATAAATACTTTCAATTCAGAAAATATGAGTAAGTTTATAGAGGGTTCATTAGCATTCTATGAAAAAATGGGTAGAATGTCTGAAGAGGAGAATAATAATAAATCTAATGGTAAACTTACCATGGCTGATGTTATGAAAGCTAATGGTGGTATAAATATTAGATCATATAAAGATTATGTAAAGCAGAACATGAAGGCTGCATTTAAGAGAACTAGCATTGGTATGACTCTTGGTCTAGTGGATAATGATTTGATGTTAGACCAATTGGTAGCTAACCCTCTTGGTATGGTTACTGAAGGATTAGTTGGATGGATTATGCCAAAAATGTTGGCTAATACACTTCAAGCTCTTGAAGTAACTTTTACAAATGCAATGCCTAAACTATTATCTCGATTAGGAGATATGGCAAATGACTCTGGTAGTAGTTTTCTATCAGGTGTAAAAAGATTCTTAGGTCAATCATTTGGTGCAAATGATGATAGACAAAAGAATTTTAAACGAGCTGATATAAATAGAGCTGCTACCCCATTTGATGGAGAAACAAAACATGCTATAACCGAGATAATAACAAAAGAGCTTAGAGAACAAACTTCATTACTTAAAGTCATAGCTGAAAGTAAAGATAAGAATGCTTTAAAGAAAGCTAGAGATAAAGAAGAGTTTTATAATGCAAGTACTGGTAAATATATAACTCGAGATAAAATGAATTTGAATATCGCAGATGATATTCAAGATTCAATAGTAGCAGCATTTAACAACACGAAATTTGGAGAGAATATATACAAAATACTTGGTGACTTAAAAGGTCCTAAGAGTAACTCTAAAAAAGATGTTAAAGCATATGAAGATACTAGAGATGAGTATGATAGAACTATCAAAGAATTATTTGTAAAACTCGAAAGAGAAAATAGAACTATTAATCTCCCAGAGTTATTACAGCTAATAAATGGTCTTGGAGCTCATTCTAGTGTAAAAGAAAACCTTCTTGATTATGTATCAAAAATGTATGCTAAAGATAAAAATTCGATAGCTGATATTAACACAGGTCGTTATATGGCTCAGGCTGGAAGACGAGGTGCTGTTGATACAATAACTGATGCAAGAAATGTTAATCATTTAGATGCTTCTTTATTCAATGATATGAGTATTGATGATGCATTAGATACAGTTATGGGCTATGGAAAGTTTGCTACATACAAAGGCAAAAATAAGAGAAGAAAGTCTGCAAGAAAAGCTTATACCAATGAAGAATATGATAATATCAGTGCGGAGACAGTAAATGATGCTGTAGCGGCTTCATCAACAACACCTACAGTTGGTCAAAGTATTAATGATATATGGACTAATTTAATGGCTACTATGAATATAGGCGGTCGTGGTAGTGACCATTTATCAAATATAACGTCAACTATTAAAGGAGTTGGACAAGGTGCCGTAGCAACTGTAAAATCTATATTTAGTGGAGATTTACCTGGATTAATAAATAACGCTGCTACATATGTAGAAAGTGTATTTAAAGATATATCATCTAAAGCTAAAATATTCTTCTTTGGTACTAAGAACGAAGAGACTAACAAATATGAAGGTGGAGTTTTATCAGATTTATATAATAACGTAAGAGGATTCTTTAATGATACTATTGATAAAGTTAAAGATAACTTTGCATCAATAGGTACCTCTATTAAAGATGGTATTATGGCTAAAATCTTTGGTAAAGTAAAAGACCCAGAGACTGGAGAATATAAAGATGACCCATCTAAATCAGCTGGACCTAGTTTATTTGATAGAGCTAAAGATATTTTTACAGCTGGTATAACTGGTTGGACTAAATCTTTTTTTGGTGATGAAAATACAAAAGACCATGTAGAAGAAGGTAAAAATAAAGCTAAAGAAGTAATGGGATTCCTTAAAGATAATGCTGGTGCAGGAGCAACTGGTGCTGCTGTTGGTGCTATCGGGGGAATATCAATGGGTGGATTTTTAGGTTCAGTTATTGGTGGTCCATTTGTTGGAGCTGGTATCGGTGCTATTACTGGATTCTTATCCAAAAGTGAAAGATTCCAAAAATGGTTATTTGGTGGAGAAGATGAAGATGGTAATGAAGTTCAAGGTCTTATCTCCAAACAAACTCAGCAGTTCTTCAAAGATAATAAAGACCACTTAATTGGTTCTACAGCAGTTGGTGCTGTTGGTGGAATGATAACTGGTGGTGGTCTATTAGGTACATTAGTTGGTGGTCCTGTTGGTGGAGCAATCATGGGACTTGCTGGTGGTATCTTAACTAAATCAGATATATTCCAGAAATTCTGGTTAGGTGACCCTGAAAAAGGTCAAAAAGGATTCATGCAAGGAATTAAAGATGCATGGTCTTCACATTTCTCAGGTTCTGGAAAAGAAACTGAAGCTCTTGGTGAGCAAGGTACTCAGATATTAGGAATGGCTGGTACTGGTGCTATTGCTGGTGGTGTTATGGGTGCACTTATGGGTGGACCTATAGTAGGTGCTATAGCAGGTCTAAGTTTAGGAATAGCTTCTCAAGGTAAGAATTTAAAAGAGTTTTTCCTTGGTAAAGAAGATGGATTAAACTTAGGTAATGGTGAAAAGACCAAGAGACAAGGTGTATTTGGAGTTATTGGTAATTATATAAATGCAAATATTCTTGGTCCATTAAAGACTGAGTTTAAATATATAATGGCTGATGGCTTAAATGTATTACAGCATAAGATACTTGCACCTCTTGGATTTGCTGCAGAATTTGTAGCTGATAAATTAGGTGGATGGGTATCTAATATAACTAATGGTGTTGGTGGAATACTCCATGATATCGGTTCTAGTATAGTTAGTGAAGTAAAAGACTTATTTGCTCCTATTACAGATGCAGCTGGTCAGTTATTATCAAAAGGAGTTCATACAGTTTATACTGCTTTATCTACAGCAGCTAAAGCACCTGGTGCTATTATCATGGCTACGATAAAAGCATTTAATCTTAAAGAAAAATTTGATAATTTACTTCCAGTAAGAGTGCTTAAATCATTTGTAAAAGATGTTGGTAACTTAATTAAAACTGGAATTACTAGTGGTATTAAATTACTCTTTAAAGGTCTTTTTAATATTCTTAAATCTCCATTCTTATTATTAGGTAAAGTAGCTGATGCAGCTAAATTTGTTGGTAAGAAAGTTGGTGGAGCTGTTGGTAATATTAAGATAGGCGACCAAACTATTGGAGAAAGATTCTCTAATTCTAAGTGGGCTGAGCATTTCAGAGAACAGATGGGAGAAAGCGGATTATTTGGTTCTCTCGCTGAACGAATGAGATTAAATAAAGCAGACTATGAAGAGAAGAGAAAGCAAATAAAAGAAGAGTATGAACAAAATAAACAGCATGATGCAAATGCTAGAATAATAGCTAAAGCAACTAAAGGTCAATTTAGTGCAGATAGTAATGATGCTAGAAAATGGTTACAGCTTAATGACCCGAGAGCATTTGCTAAGTTAAAAGGTAATTCTCGTGATATGACTGTAGACCAACTTGCTAAAGCAGATGTTAATAAACTTACAACTGATGATAAGCAAGTATTCTTCTTAAAGCATATATCTGATGCTGTTGCAGCTATCGTTGCTAATATCAAAGGTGAATCTAAAGCAGTTAATAACACAGCTCAAGCTGCTAATGCAATGAGTGCATTAAACTCTATGGGTACTGATGACCTTAGAGAAAAAGCTAAAAGCATGGGTATCATGTTTGATGAAAGTACTACTGATGATGAGTTAAGAACAAAAATCGGTAATGCTATCGAAGGAGCAAATGGTCGTGAAGTTAATGCTCCTACTATAGGTTCTCAAATCGGTAATGATATAGCTAGACCTGTAGTAAATGCTGTTAGAGGAGTTAAAAAAGGTTTCAAAGGTTCTCATTTACTTAATGAGTTTAAGAGAATAAAGAAATACTTTACAGCAGATAAAGTTACTAAATTCATCATGGATAAAACTTATGGTCAGTTTGATGAAGATAGTAAAGAAGCAAGATTATGGTTAAAACAACATGACCCTAGAGCTTATCTGAAACTGTTAGAAATGACTGGTACTGAAGATAATGTAGAGACAGAAGATGTAGATGAAGTACAAGATGCATCTATCGAATCTGGTGAGAATGTAGAACAGCACTTTGTTGGTGGTCTTATTAAATCAGGTTTATCTCTCGTTGGAGAAGCTGGTGCCGAACTTATCAATGTTGGTAAGAAAGGTGTTGAGGTTCTTTCTAATAAAGCTACTAAAGCTGCTACAAAAGCAGTTAAACATGGTAGAAGAACTTTTAGTTCTTTCTTCAGTAATAGTGAAGAGAAAAAAGATAATAGTGCAGAAGAATTATCTGATGAAGACAGAAATGCCAGAATGGTTAATGCTAATACTGCTATTGGTGCTGCTAAAAACTCAGCAGACCATGCTGCCGCAGTAGCAGATGCTGCTAAGATATTAGTAGAAGCTAGAAATGACATGGCTAGTGATAATCAGAAGAAAGCTTTAGATGAAGCAAAAACTGCTAGTGAAATAAGAAAAGAAAAAGAAGAAGAGAAAGCTAAACTTGAAGAGAAGCAATACCGTGAAGATATGGTTAAAGCAACTAAAGAAAATGGTGGTGCTGTTAATAACTTCAAGAAAGGCTGGGATGCTATCTTCTCTAAGAAAGGTTTGATTACTGCTGGTGCATTACTAATTGGTGGTTGGTTAATTAAGAATTTCCCAGGAATGATGGGAGCATTAATTAATGGAATCGGTGGTATTGCTAGTGCTATAGGTACATTTATTGGCGGTGCTGGTGGAGATGCAATAAAAGATGCTGGTTGGACTCAAAAGAACGCTACCAGAACTAATGGCAACACCATGGAAGAGCAAGCCAAGTATGAGATAGAAGAAATCAAAAAAGGTAATATAATTACCAACTCAATGGGAGAAGCAACCCATCATACTGAAGGCAGACTTAAATTAGGATTCAATGTAGGTAGAGCTTTACTTGGTGCTAAAACTTACAATAAGGGTATTGGTAAAGGCTTAAATATGGTCGGTGGAGCTGTCAAGAATATTGGTGGTAAAGTCGGAAATGCCTTATTTGGTAAAGAAACTGTAACTCAGGTAGTTAAGAATAATGCAGATGATGCCGCAGAAGCAGCATTACGTGCAGCAAACGGTCTTGCAGATAATGCTGAAATATATGATACAGTTGTAACTGGTAAAAATGGTATAGTAACCAAAGCTATGAATAAAGTTGGTAGTGTAGGTGATGATATTGGTAAAGCAATATCTCAGAAAGCTGCCGCTGGTGATGGTTTGTTGTCAAAAATCTGTGGGTATATTGATAATTTCTTCAAAATGATTACAGATAAATTTGCCAAGAAAACTGGAGAAGAAGTTACTGAGAGAGTATTTAAGTATGGACCATCTAGTATTATAAAAGCTTTAAAAAATTCATGGGACGATATAGCTGAAAAAATGGCAGCTAAGATATCTGCAATTACTGGTGGACATGTAACTGGTGCAGCTATTACAGCTGGGTTAACCGAAGTTGCATTTGCATCATTAAATGCGTTAAATGGATTATCTGGTACTGCTAAACTTTTCCAAGTACCTCCAGATAAAGTTGATGGTACTATGAAAATTATTGCTAGTGTATTTGGTGCTGTTACTGGTACACTAATTGGTAGTATCATCGATGTTGTATTCTCAATGGTTGGAAGTATAATGGGTGTAGACCTATTACATTCAATGGCTGTTGGTCTATATAAAGTAATAGTTGGTTCTGATTCTGAGAAAGCTAAATTATTGGATAGTGCTCAAGATGAATGGCATAATGCTTATCTTGGTGAAAGAGATGAAAAGCTACGACAACAGTATGAAACTCAGAAGAGAGCTGGTATCATAGGTGAAGATGTTACTTATGAGATGTTCGAACAAGGAGTGAAAGATGGTACTTATCAAGCATCATATGATTCATTCTTAGATTGGAATACTAAAAAGAATGGTTCTCTTATGGATAAGGGTGCTACTATTGTGGGTAAAGCTGTTAAAGGTGCTGCTTTTAAGTTTGGTAAATTCTGGAAAGGTGATACTAGTTATACTGATGATAAAGGAAATACTTATAAGAAAAACCAAGATGGTACATATCAAGTTACTGGAGCTGATGGTACTGATTTAGGCTACGTTAGTGCAGAATCAGTTGATGTTTCTCAGATGACTGAGAATAAAACTGAGGGATTTGGTGCTAAGGTTGCAGAAACTGCTGGTAAAATTGGTAGCTTTGTAAGTAAGCATAAAGGTGCTGTCATAGGAATGGCTCTTGGTGGACCTGTTGGTGCTATAGCTGGTCATTTCATAGGTAAAGGATTAAATGCTTTATTCTCTAAAGATAAAGATGTATTCTATGATGCAGATGGTTCTTTCTATGATATAAGTGGACAGCATTATACTGCTAATGGAACAAAACTTGATAAGGTTGAAAGTACCAGATTACAATACATGATAAATAGTGGTCAGTTGGAAAAAGGTACTTATACATTTGAAAAATCTAAGTTTGAAGAAATTACTGGTAAAGCAAAAGAAATGCTATCTGATGCTTGGAAAACTGCTTCTAAAACTCTTAGTGGTTTATGGACAGGAATAACTGATAACGCTAAGAAAATAGGTAATTTCTTAAGTGAACATAAAGCTGGTGTTGTCGGTGCTGTTATCGGTGGACCTGTAGGTGCTTTATTATTAGATAAATTATTCAGTAAAAAGAAAGTTTGTTATTATGCACCAGATGGTTCTTACTATACTGGTGATGGTAAGCATTATAGTGCAAGTGGTGATTTACTTGAAGATAGTATCGATAAAGATGTACTTATTGCTAAGATTACAACTGGTCAATTAAAGCAAGGTACTTATGAAGCAGAGAAATCTGATGGACAAATGTTGATTGAGGGTGGTAAGAAAGCTCTCAGTGATGCATGGGGTAAGATAAGTCCTGTATTATCCGATGCTTGGAATGGCTTTAAAGAACACGTTGGTGGACCACTGATGAATGTTCTTAAGGGTGGATTCAATTCATTAAAAGATGAAGCTATATCTAAATTCAAAATGATGATGAATATCTGTTGGATTGATTCAGATGGTTCTTACTATGTACAAGCTGGAGAGAAATACAACCATTATACATCTACTGGTGATTTAATGGGAGAAGGTATTGATAGAGAAAGAGTTGATACTCTCATTGCATCAGGTATGCTTGTAAAAGGTGAAATACCAGTAGCTCAAAGATGGGGCGTTAAGTACAGTGCAAATATGTCAATACTTAAAGAGCAATGGGGTAAAATTTCTGGATTATTCGGTGATGTAGCTAAAACTGTAGGTAATGTTGCTGGTAAATTCTTTAAGAAGGTTACAGATAAAGGTGGAGATATCCTAGGATTCTGGAGTGGTCTTATTGGTGCTAAAACTAAGAGAACTGCTTGGTATTATAATGATGGCTCATATTATGTAGCGATGGGTAATACCTATACATACTATAACCCATTAGGTGATATAATACAGGAAAATGTTCCAAAAGATGATGTACAAAGAATGATTGCTTCTGGTTTACTTACAGAGGGAGAAGCTCAAGTTAAAGATAAGAGAATAGCTAATGCCGCTAAGAGTATTGGTGATAGTGCCAAGAGCTTAATGGATAAAGGTGTTAATGCTGCTAAAGATGCTTGGAGTAAATTTACAAGCTGGTTAGGTGGTAGCAAAGGTGGTAATGGAGTTGGTGGATACGGAAAAGGTATTTCTAAGAATCTTCCTTATGGTGGATTTGGTGAAGTAGTAAACGGTGCATCATACTTCTCACAAAATGACCCGAGATGGGCTGGTAAAGCTTATAATATGGGTGCAGATAATGCTACTATGGGTAATGCAGGTTGTGGACCTACTGCAATGGCAATGGCTGTTAATACAGCTAAAGCAAGACAGGAAGTTACACCTATGCAAATGGCTAATATGGCTAAGATGACTGGTAATAGAGATAATACTGGTACAAATAGTAAGTTTATTGGTCAAGCGGCAGCAATGAGTGGATTATCTAGTTCTCAAATTGATAACCCTAACGGATTTGATATTTCTAATCGTGTTGCTTCAGGTAACCCAGTAGTCTTATTAGGTAAAGGTGGAAGCACTTATACTAATGCAGGACACTATGTAGTTGCAGTAGGACAAGATAATAGTGGAAATATCTTAATAAATGACCCTAGAGGTAAGAGTTATTCAAAAGCAGTATCACCTAACCAGTTGAATGGAAATACTATTTCTGCATGGTCTGTAGGTAATATGGACCCATATATGGCAAGGCAAATGGGTCAGGCTAAGTATGGTTTCATAAAAGGTGGTAGAGGTGGTATTACATCATCTAAGATTATTGAAATTGCTAAGGGCGAACTAGGATATCTTGAAAAGACAAGTACTAGAAATCTTGATGACAAGAAAGCTGATGCAGCTAGTCAGTCTGGACCTAATAACTTTACTAAGTATGCTCGTGATGTTGGACACGCAAACGGACAACCATGGTGTGCCACATTCGTGGTATGGGTATTCGAACAGGCTGCTGGTGGTGATAAAGGACTTGCATCTAATACATTATTTGGTGCTACTACTGCAGGATGTGCAGCAAATGTAAGTAAATTTAAGAAAGCTGGTAAATGGTTAGAGCCGTCACAAACTCCAAAACCAGGTGATGTTATCTTCTATAAGAAATCACATACTGGTGTTGTTGTTGGTGTAAACGGAACTACTGTATATACTATAGAAGGAAATACCTCTCCAGATAATAAAATAGAACGCGATGGTGGTGCTGTTTCTCTTAAAACAAGAACCGTTGGTGCTACTGGTATTTTAGGTTGGGGTTCAACTGATGTAACAGTTGATGCCAATATGACAGACGCATCAAGTGTATCAAGTGATGTTTCTGGAATATCTTCTTCAACACCAAGTAGTGGTGGAGCTACTACGACTGGAAGCATGAGTATGCAACCTCAAAGTAAGTTCAGTCAGTTATCTTCATTATTCTCAGGATTAATGAGCGAGGCTGGTAGTAGAGCTATTGCTGGTGATTACAGTAATACAGATTACTCTTCAGTTATTAATCCAATAATTAATCCAACAGCTGGGTTGGAGGTACCTGGAGAAGCTGCTATGTCAACGGGTTCATCTGAGGCAACTGGATTCCCAACAGCAGTATCTAGTGGTCAAAAGATACCACCTACATCAGCAGATATATTACATAAAACGGATATTAAGAAACTTCCGATGTTAGACCAGTATAGTATTGAGAAGATAATTTCTACTAGATTAGCTGGTAAGGATTCTGTAGTTAAAGTATCTGATGCTGCAGCAATTAAGGCTGCTCAGGATAAATATGGAATTAGTGCACTTGCATTATTAGGAATTGCTACTCAAGAATCTGGTTTGGGAACAAGTAATATCGCTAAGAAAAAATATAACCTTTGGGGTTGGGGTGCTACTAATGTAAATCCAACAGGTAATGCTAAACAATGGTCGAGTGTTGGTGAAGCATTTGATGGATACACATTTGCACTTAATAAAACTTACTATACAAAGAGAAATGAAAAATCTATTTTAGATATTTCAGGACTTGGTGGTGGTGCTAAGATAGGATATGCATTCGTAGATAGTGCTGGTAAGATACCTGATAAGCAATGGGGACCAAATATAAGTAAGGCGATGAGTAAATATCTTGATTATGGTCTTACAGCATCTGCTAATACAGGTGGTTCAGGAACTGGTATTAGAAGAAGTGGTGGTACTTCAAATCTATCTGGTAGAGATATGAGTAGAATGAGAAGAGCTACAACTAAAGCTAAGAAATCAATGACTGGTGGATTTGGTGCTAGTGTATCAACTAGTGACTTATTATCATCTACAACAAATAGTAGTTCAAATATAGGTAACTATATTAGTACTACTCCAGATAATACAACAGAAGAGATTTTAATAAATGCTCTTGAGATATTAGCTACAATAGCAGTTAATACAGGTAGTGCATCAACCAAGTTGGATATGCTTAATAATTTGAGAAATACAACTGTTAGTAATGGTGGAACTAATAACATAGTTCTTACTGGTACTAATGGAAATACAGCTCAGAATTTTAATGCAAGTACAGCTGGTATGAATAATGTATCTAAAAATGAAATAAGTGCTAGAGCTATAGCTAAAGGCGGATATTAATTATCCAAAAAACAAGTGGATAACCTTAGGAAATACCTAGGGTTATCCATTATTTATATAAAGGTGGGTAAATTAATGGCTAGAGGCGTTAAGAAAAAAAGTGGTAAAGGTGTTAAAAAAACCACCACATCTAAGAAAAAAGAATCTGTTAAAAAAGAAAGCAGAAGTAAAAAATATACAAAAAAGAAATCAAGTGGAAGTAGTTCTTCAACTTCTAGAAAAAGAAGAAGTTCTTCTGGTTCAACTAAGACATTGAGAGATGCATCAAATTTATCTATGAGATTATTTGGTGTGCCATATCAGTTTACTCCAATAGTTGACCCTAGAGTAACGGGAATTTCTTCAGAAGTAGGAAAGAACTTTACAGAAAATATATTATTAGAAGCACCCATATGTACAGTAATACCAGGAAACCCTGCGTTCTTACCAGGTCAAGGTAAAGGTAGAAAAATGAGTACAGCTCAAGCTCTATTATCAGCATCAGATGCTGGTTCATCAATAAAAGCTGCATTAGGTGAAGGTTCTACTGAAAAAGATATGAAGCTATATGATTTCCAACCAGCATATAATGATTATATGCAATATGTAAATGCATTATGTAGAGTTGGTGCATCATTCTTACATATAGGAGACGGGTCTGATGGATTACCTGGTGACAAAAATTCAGATTTCTGGAACTATGATTGGAGAAGATATAAATGGAATAATAAAGGTGGTCGTTCTATGGCTAGTAGAATGAGCAGAGTTTCTTCATTATTTGATGAGATTGATGATAAAGGTGGTGGTTATAATGAATCATTAGTATCATTATCAAAATCATACAACTATGTCCAGTTTTACATAGATTCTGAAGTATCACCAGATGAAAGTTTATCAAATAGTACTGGTGCTTCTTCATTTAAAGGATTATTAGACCAAGGGTCATCAACTCTTAAAGAAGTAGCATTTATGGCAAACTCTGGAGGTATCGATAATACAACCCTTGCTGGATTTACAGAAGGTGTTACATCTGCGATGCAAGGTGGTGTAAGTGCAATATTAGGAACAAATGGAATTGGTACTGCTGTTGGTAGAATTATAAATCTGGGTTCCGAGGCATTAAAGGGAAATAACTTAATTATTCCTGATATTTATCAAAATAGTGAGTACTCGAAGAGTTACTCGTTCACTGTACATTTAAAGACTCCTTATGGTACCAGATTTGGTTATTTTTATGATATCTTTGTACCAATGATGCATTTATTGGCATTAGTAATGCCAAGACAACAATCAGCAAATTCATTTAATTCACCATTCTTATTGAAAGCTTATGTAAATAATACCTTCACATGTAATTTAGGTATAGCAAGTTCAATAAGTATTCAGAAAGTTTCTGACTCGTTTAGTACATCTGGACTTCCATCTGAAGTTGATGTTACTATACAGATAAATGACTTATATTCTGATTTGATGATGTCTCCAAGTAGTTCACCAAAGATGTTTGTAGAAAATACATCATTGGTTGAGTATTTGGCAACTACATGTGGCTTAGATTTAACTAATCCTAATATATCACTAAAGTGGAAAACTATACTTGAAACTTATACGAATAGTATTCTTGATATAGGAAATAACATATCCGCTGGTATTAATACTGCATCATATAATATCCTAAATAAAGTATTGAAGTCTTTCATACCATACTAAGAATATTATGAATATACAAAAAGAATATAATAATCTTTATGGAGATATTCCTAAGTTTAATAATGAACGAATAGAATATCTCTTGAAAGAAACTAATTTAAGTAGAAGTAAATTAAAAGTATATGATGAAGTAGAAAGAATAAATTCCATTAAATGGAAAAAGAAATCTTTTATATTATACCTAGTACCAAAAGCTACTCCTAGACCAAGAAGTGGTAAACATGGTATATTCTACGTAAAAGGAGCTTCTGATAATAAGAAATTCTTTAAAGAGTTTATTAAAGACCAAGAGTTAGAATTAATAACTACTCCTTGTAAAATAGAATGTATTTCATATTTACCTATATCAAAATCGATGTCTGGTGTAGATAAAGTATTAGCAGAATTAGGATTTATTAGACCAATAAGTAAACCTGATTGGGACAATCTTGCTAAAGCATATTGTGATATGATACAAGGATTTTTGCTAGAAGATGATTCTTTAATAATAGAAGGAGTATCTAAGAAATTCTATTCAGTTAAACCTAGAGTAGAAATTACTCTAGAGTGGATGGAATCACATGATTCTAAATTTAATGAGAATAAAATAGTTAATAGAATACATAAGTAATCAAATACTTATGTATTCTATTTCTTTATTTATCCTTCATATCCATCAGCCCAAGCAACTAATAATCCTTTATTCTTTAAAGGTAATGGTTGTTTGAGTGCTTGTATTCTATAATCAGTAAGAATATTCTTTATTTTCATCAACTGTGGTAATGTGTGAGGTATACTATACTTTGATGCTGTTTTGGGATTAGACATAATTTCTATATAATAATCTACTAAATCCAATTTATGATGAATATATGATATTATCATCATTCTATCATTCTCGTCTTGAATAGTACTTATCTTACTTCCAATATAGTCAATCTCAACAGGGTCTATTCTCTTTAATTCTTTCTTAAATAAAAAGAATTCTGTATAATAAGAATCCTGTATAGTTTTATTTCCACACTCAATAAAATAATTAAGTCTATTATTATTAAATCTAGAATTACTCTCATCAGTACCATATATCTTTTCTATATATGACTCAATAAAGTCTTTTATGTACTGACTACCTGCATCTTCTCTAAATCCAAATAATCTGTTCTTACTTAATTCAATATTTCTCTGCTCTAAATCATTAACTGTAGAAAGAGCTAATTTAACTCCATTTACAATCTTATCATTTACAGTCTGTCTACCAGATGATTTACTTACAACCATTACTTTCTTTAATGCAGTAATTAAATCTCTTCTATATCCCATCTTAGCTGCAAATGAATCTGCTTCTACTTCTTCTTTAAGACTTGATACATCTTTTGCATAATCAGATACACAAGCATCAAGAATTGGAATAGACAAAATACTTCTAAATATTTTATCTCTTAACATCATTCTACTACTGAATTTAGATTTAAGAAGCTCATATTTTATTATTATAGATATTCTATTTGGTATAGATGCTGAAATTACTATATGTCCTATTTCGTGTAACAACATAGCTGTTAATTCTCTTGAATTAAATCCAAGAGGTTTCTCCATAAGTATTCTTTCATCAATCTCTATATTCCAAACTTTATTCAATTCCCATAATCTCTGTATTGATTTTATATCAGATTCATTACTTGCAAGATTTGTAATTATTTTATCTACCGTAGATTCATCTGGGAATACTGACATGATAAAATATAAATCTCTCTGATTATTTTCAATAGGAGTTAGTGATATATTGAATATGAAATCTGGTAATCCTGCTTCAAGAGATTTTTTTATAGTACTTAAAGCATCTGGATTATTCTTATCCTCTTTCAATAATTGAAAAGAAGCTTCTATATCGTTAATCATATTTCGATTAAGCTTATTAATCATTGATATAATTTCCTTTCATATTTCTAAACTATTAATGCATTGTGTTTTATACTTTATAATACAATAATTAAATGATTAAAATATTAAGGAGTAATAAAATGAATTTATTTGAAAAGGTATCTCTGGAGCAATATAAGAAAGATTTGCTTAATTATTATCCTAAATTAGCAAATGTACCAAATATTGATGAGATAATAACTAAGATTTATGAAGGTATAAAATTACCTAAGAGAGGAACTAAAGATTCTGCAGGATATGATTTCTTCTTACCACATGATATCAGTATTGATTTAGGTGGTGTATTAATAGTTCCAACAGGAATAAGATGTCAGATGGATAACGATTTGGTTCTCGAATTATTCCCTAGAAGTGGACACGGATTCAAGTACCATCTAGTATTTGCAAATACAGTTGGTATAGTAGATGCTGATTATTATCATAGTAGTAATGAAGGTCATATAATGATCGAAATAATATATTCAGGATTTGCAAATGATAAACTTGGATATATTAGTATAGATGATGGTATTCCAAATCCTACATTATATCCTTTTAAACCGAATGATATACCAAGATATCTTGATTTTAAGAAAGGTACAGCTGTATGTCAGGGAATACTTACACCATTTAAGAAAGTAGAAGGTGATGATGTAGATACTATTAGAGATGGTGGATTTGGAAGTACAGATAATAAATGAACCTTATAACTATATATTATTTCTTTGTAACTCATTAGTGTGTCGAGTTATAAAGTAATTTTATATGTGAGGTAATAAAAATGAACGCAGTTGTAACAATGAAGAAAGAGTATCGTGACCAGGAATTAGTTTATGTGGCTAAGTATAATTCATTTTATGATATATACTATAAAGCTAATAGTGATGACGATATGTTCAGGTTTGTATTAGTAGACAATGACCCGAGTTTAGAGAATATCGGTAAGTATGATTTAATGACTTACAGACAAGGTAAATTTGCCTTTGGAAAGATTTGTAGTTTGTTCTTACCTAATATTGAATGTATTTATGCATTCATTAAGAAGGCTGATATTAGGATTAATAAGATGGGATTAGCTCATATTATCAATCTTAAAAAGAACAAACTGATAAACTAGGTAAGCCATAATTAGTTTTCAGAAGAGTAGAATAATTTAAAATTATTCTACTCTTCTTTTTTTATTTTGTATCTACTTTAGGTGTAGTATATTGTGGTACTTTACCAGCTCCATTAATTTTATCACCTTCGTTAGAACTCTTCTTAGGAGATGTTGCTGATAATAGACCACCAGCCCATGATAATGCACTCTTCCAGAATCCTTGTGCTTCTCCATCTTTAAGGTCTTCACCAGTAGATTTTGTAAATACACTACTAACTGTTGATTTTAGATTCTTTGACATAGTTTCAGCTCTATCAAAAAGAGCATTAACCTGAGTGGCTGCCGCTTTTTTTATTTTTCTTTTTACATAAGTTTTTGTTACTATTGGTAGTAGAAATGCTATAACTGTACCGAGAACTTTTCCAAATGCTAATTTACTTCCAGTATTTAATAAACTTTTCAGTTTTGCAAGTATTGTATCTCCATCTTTCAGCCTATCCTCTAAACTAGCATCATATTCAACAAGTTCATTTGGATTTTTTGTACGAACTCCTGTTAAAAATTTAGTTATACCATCTAATATACGACCAAATATATTATCAAAAGCCTGAGCAATTCTTGTTAAAACACCACCAACTGCTTGTGACTTTCGTTGTTCTGCTTCCATGTATAGATTTTCTAAATCTTCATATGTACCAGACTCTCTGAATACTTTACAATGAGCATCATCTATAGCTTGGTTATATGTAAGATTTATTATTTTAAAAGCATTTGATATCCTAGATATCTCATTCTCTACAATAATAGCTTCTATATCATAATCTGAATATCCTAAACTATTCATATGTATTTCCTTTCTTTTAGGTCTTGTTAATCGGTTGTTTTTTGAATATCCTTATACTTGGTAGTTATTTATATTCAAAATCACTTAGTAATAAAATAAATTTAAGGAGGGTACAAATTATGTTTAATACGATAGAATTCGAAGTAAAATCAAGTAGACGAGAAAAAGATTACTATAATATTATTGAAGATGAACTTGAAATATTAATTGATTCAGCTTATAGTTTCAAAGTTGACGATAAGTATATGAATGTATTAAAAGCATTTAATAATCTAATTAAAACTATAAATCGTAATAATTCTATTGACTCAGCTCTTGTTGTTAAATACACAAAAGCACTCAGAGAATCATATTATGAAGCAGAGTCTATTGGTAAAAATATTATATTAGATTATACTGACAAATGGATAGGTGTCATATTTAAAAATATTATGAAGTATCACCCGGAAACCACTAATAAAATTTTAGTAGACTACGTTGTTGAAAAAGATAATAATGGATTAATGGATTTCTATTTATACGTAATACATAGATTTTATAAAAAATACTTTTTAGATTGGATAGATATTTATGATTAAATTAGATAAAGTTAATGTAATGAATTTCGAGAATGCTATAAGAGGGGCTAGAAACCCTATGAATTCTTGGAATAAGATGGATAGCTATTATGATGAAAATAATAACTTCGTATTAGGAGAGAATGATTTATCATTAGCTACTAGATTAAGAAAAGCAGGAACAGCAGACCATAGAAAATATTTAAGACAGATATTTGTATCTGTTGATATATTAGCACCAATGTATTGGTGGAAAGAGTATGATACATATAAAGTTGCTACAGTAGCAAACTCCACTTCTACTATGCATAAGATTCATTCCAAACCATTTGAGTTAGATGATTTCTCTCATGAGCATTTAACAAAGCATGGATTAGAAACTTTACAGGAATTAATAAAAGCATTAGAGAATTTTAGATTATGGTATAATGATAAGGATAACGGTAATCCAAAACAAGAATGGTATAATATAATCCAATTATTACCAAGTAGTTATAATCAGTTGAGAACTTGTACGTTTAACTATGAGACACTCATTAATATCTATAAATCAAGAAAGAACCATAAACTTGATGAGTGGAAAGAATTCTGTAAGTGGATAGAAACTCTACCATATGCTAAAGAATTAATAATGGATTAAATCTATATATTATCTATTTGAATCACATTACTAAATTCAAATAGATAATATTTTTATAATGAAAGGGGATTTTAAATTAAATGAATTTACAGGAAAGATTTGAAGAATTAAAGAGGTTTGTTTGTATGAACCAAGCTCATGAATTTGATACTATTATATCTATATTAGAGGAATTGGTAAACTCTGGTAAAGACAATGATAACTATAGTATCTTATCGGCATTACTCAGTTTAATAAACGATATGCTTGATAGAGATAAATTAGTTCTATACAGCAGGGCTTGTACACTGGTATTGAATAAACTATTTGTAGAAAGAGTTGTGGAAGTTCTTCTTCAATATATTATAGAAGACAGAGAAGGGGTTCAGATACATGAACTTCACGAGTTTATTCTTTCTACTGGTGGACAGTATAGACTATATAGATACTACGTATCAAGCATTAGTAGTATAGATGAATTAGATGATGGCACTCAGCTAATTGATGTATTGATGAGATGTGTTGAGTTGATTAAATATATGAGACTTGATGACTACTTTAATATGAAGTAAAGGAGATTAAAAAATGGGTAAGAAGAAAAAGAACAAAAAGTCTAATCTAGTTTCAGAATTAATAAATGATATTGAAGATGTAGATTTACCAGAATCGTTAGATGAAACTTTAATCAGAATTATCAATACTGTCAGTGAAGGTAATTTCGATATTGCACAAATTAGAGCTAATACCTGTTTAAATTATTACTGGGCTGAGTCGGTAGATAGTAGTAAGAAAGATCAAGTTGTAACTATTATTGAGAAAATATGTAAATTAGTAAATCCTCAATATATTACACGTATTAATATAGATGAACTGAATAAGAAAATAAACGAATCAGCTTTCATGTGTAATATGGCAGATTTTATCGAAGAGTCTATATTATATGGAAAACTGTTGGAATTACGAAAAGAGTTAAATATTAAATGTGGCTGTACTACGGATTACCAATAATATTGGTAAATGGCAGTTATTCAAAATAAGTTATATAATAAAAGATATTATTTGTAATTACAAATAATATCTTTTATTATATAACTTATTTTGAATAACTGCCATTTACCAATATTATTGGTAATCCGTAGTACAGCCACATTTAATATTTAACTCTTTTCGTAATTCCAACAGTTTTCCATATAATATAGACTCTTCGATAAAATCTGCCATATTACACATGAAAGCTGATTCGTTTATTTTCTTATTCAGTTCATCTATATTAATACGTGTAATATATTGAGGATTTACTAATTTACATATTTTCTCAATAATAGTTACAACTTGATCTTTCTTACTACTATCTACCGACTCAGCCCAGTAATAATTTAAACAGGTATTAGCTCTAATTTGTGCAATATCGAAATTACCTTCACTGACAGTATTGATAATTCTGATTAAAGTTTCATCTAACGATTCTGGTAAATCTACATCTTCAATATCATTTATTAATTCTGAAACTAGATTAGACTTTTTGTTCTTTTTCTTCTTACCCATTTTTTAATCTCCTTTACTTCATATTAAAGTAGTCATCAAGTCTCATATATTTAATCAACTCAACACATCTCATCAATACATCAATTAGCTGAGTGCCATCATCTAATTCATCTATACTACTAATGCTTGATACGTAGTATCTATATAGTCTATACTGTCCACCAGTAGAAAGAATAAACTCGTGAAGTTCATGTATCTGAACCCCTTCTCTGTCTTCTATAATATATTGAAGAAGAACTTCCACAACTCTTTCTACAAATAGTTTATTCAATACCAGTGTACAAGCCCTGCTGTATAGAACTAATTTATCTCTATCAAGCATATCGTTTATTAAACTGAGTAATGCCGATAAGATACTATAGTTATCATTGTCTTTACCAGAGTTTACCAATTCCTCTAATATAGATATAATAGTATCAAATTCATGAGCTTGGTTCATACAAACAAACCTCTTTAATTCTTCAAATCTTTCCTGTAAATTCATTTAATTTAAAATCCCCTTTCATTATAAAAATATTATCTATTTGAATTTAGTAATGTGATTCAAATAGATAATATATAGATTTAATCCATTATTAATTCTTTAGCATATGGTAGAGTTTCTATCCACTTACAGAATTCTTTCCACTCATCAAGTTTATGGTTCTTTCTTGATTTATAGATATTAATGAGTGTCTCATAGTTAAACGTACAAGTTCTCAACTGATTATAACTACTTGGTAATAATTGGATTATATTATACCATTCTTGTTTTGGATTACCGTTATCCTTATCATTATACCATAATCTAAAATTCTCTAATGCTTTTATTAATTCCTGTAAAGTTTCTAATCCATGCTTTGTTAAATGCTCATGAGAGAAATCATCTAACTCAAATGGTTTGGAATGAATCTTATGCATAGTAGAAGTGGAGTTTGCTACTGTAGCAACTTTATATGTATCATACTCTTTCCACCAATACATTGGTGCTAATATATCAACAGATACAAATATCTGTCTTAAATATTTTCTATGGTCTGCTGTTCCTGCTTTTCTTAATCTAGTAGCTAATGATAAATCATTCTCTCCTAATACGAAGTTATTATTTTCATCATAATAGCTATCCATCTTATTCCAAGAATTCATAGGGTTTCTAGCCCCTCTTATAGCATTCTCGAAATTCATTACATTAACTTTATCTAATTTAATCATAAATATCTATCCAATCTAAAAAGTATTTTTTATAAAATCTATGTATTACGTATAAATAGAAATCCATTAATCCATTATTATCTTTTTCAACAACGTAGTCTACTAAAATTTTATTAGTGGTTTCCGGGTGATACTTCATAATATTTTTAAATATGACACCTATCCATTTGTCAGTATAATCTAATATAATATTTTTACCAATAGACTCTGCTTCATAATATGATTCTCTGAGTGCTTTTGTGTATTTAACAACAAGAGCTGAGTCAATAGAATTATTACGATTTATAGTTTTAATTAGATTATTAAATGCTTTTAATACATTCATATACTTATCGTCAACTTTGAAACTATAAGCTGAATCAATTAATATTTCAAGTTCATCTTCAATAATATTATAGTAATCTTTTTCTCGTCTACTTGATTTTACTTCGAATTCTATCGTATTAAACATAATTTGTACCCTCCTTAAATTTATTTTATTACTAAGTGATTTTGAATATAAATAACTACCAAGTATAAGGATATTCAAAAAACAACCGATTAACAAGACCTAAAAGAAAGGAAATACATATGAATAGTTTAGGATATTCAGATTATGATATAGAAGCTATTATTGTAGAGAATGAGATATCTAGGATATCAAATGCTTTTAAAATAATAAATCTTACATATAACCAAGCTATAGATGATGCTCATTGTAAAGTATTCAGAGAGTCTGGTACATATGAAGATTTAGAAAATCTATACATGGAAGCAGAACAACGAAAGTCACAAGCAGTTGGTGGTGTTTTAACAAGAATTGCTCAGGCTTTTGATAATATATTTGGTCGTATATTAGATGGTATAACTAAATTTTTAACAGGAGTTCGTACAAAAAATCCAAATGAACTTGTTGAATATGATGCTAGTTTAGAGGATAGGCTGAAAGATGGAGATACAATACTTGCAAAACTGAAAAGTTTATTAAATACTGGAAGTAAATTAGCATTTGGAAAAGTTCTCGGTACAGTTATAGCATTTCTACTACCAATAGTAACAAAAACTTATGTAAAAAGAAAAATAAAAAAAGCGGCAGCCACTCAGGTTAATGCTCTTTTTGATAGAGCTGAAACTATGTCAAAGAATCTAAAATCAACAGTTAGTAGTGTATTTACAAAATCTACTGGTGAAGACCTTAAAGATGGAGAAGCACAAGGATTCTGGAAGAGTGCATTATCATGGGCTGGTGGTCTATTATCAGCAACATCTCCTAAGAAGAGTTCTAACGAAGGTGATAAAATTAATGGAGCTGGTAAAGTACCACAATATACTACACCTAAAGTAGATACAAAATAAAAAAAGAAGAGTAGAATAATTTTAAATTATTCTACTCTTCTGAAAACTAATTATGGCTTACCTAGTTTATCAGTTTGTTCTTTTTAAGATTGATAATATGAGCTAATCCCATCTTATTAATCCTAATATCAGCCTTCTTAATGAATGCATAAATACATTCAATATTAGGTAAGAACAAACTACAAATCTTTCCAAAGGCAAATTTACCTTGTCTGTAAGTCATTAAATCATACTTACCGATATTCTCTAAACTCGGGTCATTGTCTACTAATACAAACCTGAACATATCGTCATCACTATTAGCTTTATAGTATATATCATAAAATGAATTATACTTAGCCACATAAACTAATTCCTGGTCACGATACTCTTTCTTCATTGTTACAACTGCGTTCATTTTTATTACCTCACATATAAAATTACTTTATAACTCGACACACTAATGAGTTACAAAGAAATAATATATAGTTATAAGGTTCATTTATTATCTGTACTTCCAAATCCACCATCTCTAATAGTATCTACATCATCACCTTCTACTTTCTTAAATGGTGTAAGTATTCCCTGACATACAGCTGTACCTTTCTTAAAATCAAGATATCTTGGTATATCATTCGGTTTAAAAGGATATAATGTAGGATTTGGAATACCATCATCTATACTAATATATCCAAGTTTATCATTTGCAAATCCTGAATATATTATTTCGATCATTATATGACCTTCATTACTACTATGATAATAATCAGCATCTACTATACCAACTGTATTTGCAAATACTAGATGGTACTTGAATCCGTGTCCACTTCTAGGGAATAATTCGAGAACCAAATCGTTATCCATCTGACATCTTATTCCTGTTGGAACTATTAATACACCACCTAAATCAATACTGATATCATGTGGTAAGAAGAAATCATATCCTGCAGAATCTTTAGTTCCTCTCTTAGGTAATTTTATACCTTCATAAATCTTAGTTATTATCTCATCAATATTTGGTACATTTGCTAATTTAGGATAATAATTAAGCAAATCTTTCTTATATTGCTCCAGAGATACCTTTTCAAATAAATTCATTTTATTACTCCTTAATATTTTAATCATTTAATTATTGTATTATAAAGTATAAAACACAATGCATTAATAGTTTAGAAATATGAAAGGAAATTATATCAATGATTAATAAGCTTAATCGAAATATGATTAACGATATAGAAGCTTCTTTTCAATTATTGAAAGAGGATAAGAATAATCCAGATGCTTTAAGTACTATAAAAAAATCTCTTGAAGCAGGATTACCAGATTTCATATTCAATATATCACTAACTCCTATTGAAAATAATCAGAGAGATTTATATTTTATCATGTCAGTATTCCCAGATGAATCTACGGTAGATAAAATAATTACAAATCTTGCAAGTAATGAATCTGATATAAAATCAATACAGAGATTATGGGAATTGAATAAAGTTTGGAATATAGAGATTGATGAAAGAATACTTATGGAGAAACCTCTTGGATTTAATTCAAGAGAATTAACAGCTATGTTGTTACACGAAATAGGACATATAGTAATTTCAGCATCTATACCAAATAGAATATCTATAATAATAAAATATGAGCTTCTTAAATCTAAATTCAGTAGTAGAATGATGTTAAGAGATAAAATATTTAGAAGTATTTTGTCTATTCCAATTCTTGATGCTTGTGTATCTGATTATGCAAAAGATGTATCAAGTCTTAAAGAAGAAGTAGAAGCAGATTCATTTGCAGCTAAGATGGGATATAGAAGAGATTTAATTACTGCATTAAAGAAAGTAATGGTTGTAAGTAAATCATCTGGTAGACAGACTGTAAATGATAAGATTGTAAATGGAGTTAAATTAGCTCTTTCTACAGTTAATGATTTAGAGCAGAGAAATATTGAATTAAGTAAGAACAGATTATTTGGATTTAGAGAAGATGCAGGTAGTCAGTACATAAAAGACTTTATTGAGTCATATATAGAAAAGATATATGGTACTGATGAGAGTAATTCTAGATTTAATAATAATAGACTTAATTATTTTATTGAGTGTGGAAATAAAACTATACAGGATTCTTATTATACAGAATTCTTTTTATTTAAGAAAGAATTAAAGAGAATAGACCCTGTTGAGATTGACTATATTGGAAGTAAGATAAGTACTATTCAAGACGAGAATGATAGAATGATGATAATATCATATATTCATCATAAATTGGATTTAGTAGATTATTATATAGAAATTATGTCTAATCCCAAAACAGCATCAAAGTATAGTATACCTCACACATTACCACAGTTGATGAAAATAAAGAATATTCTTACTGATTATAGAATACAAGCACTCAAACAACCATTACCTTTAAAGAATAAAGGATTATTAGTTGCTTGGGCTGATGGATATGAAGGATAAATAAAGAAATAGAATACATAAGTATTTGATTACTTATGTATTCTATTAACTATTTTATTCTCATTAAATTTAGAATCATGTGATTCCATCCACTCTAGAGTAATTTCTACTCTAGGTTTAACTGAATAGAATTTCTTAGATACTCCTTCTATTATTAAAGAATCATCTTCTAGCAAAAATCCTTGTATCATATCACAATATGCTTTAGCAAGATTGTCCCAATCAGGTTTACTTATTGGTCTAATAAATCCTAATTCTGCTAATACTTTATCTACACCAGACATCGATTTTGATATAGGTAAATATGAAATACATTCTATTTTACAAGGAGTAGTTATTAATTCTAACTCTTGGTCTTTAATAAACTCTTTAAAGAATTTCTTATTATCAGAAGCTCCTTTTACGTAGAATATACCATGTTTACCACTTCTTGGTCTAGGAGTAGCTTTTGGTACTAGGTATAATATAAAAGATTTCTTTTTCCATTTAATGGAATTTATTCTTTCTACTTCATCATATACTTTTAATTTACTTCTACTTAAATTAGTTTCTTTCAAGAGATATTCTATTCGTTCATTATTAAACTTAGGAATATCTCCATAAAGATTATTATATTCTTTTTGTATATTCATAATATTCTTAGTATGGTATGAAAGACTTCAATACTTTATTTAGGATATTATATGATGCAGTATTAATACCAGCGGATATGTTATTTCCTATATCAAGAATACTATTCGTATAAGTTTCAAGTATAGTTTTCCACTTTAGTGATATATTAGGATTAGTTAAATCTAAGCCACATGTAGTTGCCAAATACTCAACCAATGATGTATTTTCTACAAACATCTTTGGTGAACTACTTGGAGACATCATCAAATCAGAATATAAGTCATTTATCTGTATAGTAACATCAACTTCAGATGGAAGTCCAGATGTACTAAACGAGTCAGAAACTTTCTGAATACTTATTGAACTTGCTATACCTAAATTACATGTGAAGGTATTATTTACATAAGCTTTCAATAAGAATGGTGAATTAAATGAATTTGCTGATTGTTGTCTTGGCATTACTAATGCCAATAAATGCATCATTGGTACAAAGATATCATAAAAATAACCAAATCTGGTACCATAAGGAGTCTTTAAATGTACAGTGAACGAGTAACTCTTCGAGTACTCACTATTTTGATAAATATCAGGAATAATTAAGTTATTTCCCTTTAATGCCTCGGAACCCAGATTTATAATTCTACCAACAGCAGTACCAATTCCATTTGTTCCTAATATTGCACTTACACCACCTTGCATCGCAGATGTAACACCTTCTGTAAATCCAGCAAGGGTTGTATTATCGATACCTCCAGAGTTTGCCATAAATGCTACTTCTTTAAGAGTTGATGACCCTTGGTCTAATAATCCTTTAAATGAAGAAGCACCAGTACTATTTGATAAACTTTCATCTGGTGATACTTCAGAATCTATGTAAAACTGGACATAGTTGTATGATTTTGATAATGATACTAATGATTCATTATAACCACCACCTTTATCATCAATCTCATCAAATAATGAAGAAACTCTGCTCATTCTACTAGCCATAGAACGACCACCTTTATTATTCCATTTATATCTTCTCCAATCATAGTTCCAGAAATCTGAATTTTTGTCACCAGGTAATCCATCAGACCCGTCTCCTATATGTAAGAATGATGCACCAACTCTACATAATGCATTTACATATTGCATATAATCATTATATGCTGGTTGGAAATCATATAGCTTCATATCTTTTTCAGTAGAACCTTCACCTAATGCAGCTTTTATTGATGAACCAGCATCTGATGCTGATAATAGAGCTTGAGCTGTACTCATTTTTCTACCTTTACCTTGACCTGGTAAGAACGCAGGGTTTCCTGGTATTACTGTACATATGGGTGCTTCTAATAATATATTTTCTGTAAAGTTCTTTCCTACTTCTGAAGAAATTCCCGTTACTCTAGGGTCAACTATTGGAGTAAACTGATATGGCACACCAAATAATCTCATAGATAAATTTGATGCATCTCTCAATGTCTTAGTTGAACCAGAAGAACTTCTTCTTTTTCTAGAAGTTGAAGAACTACTTCCACTTGATTTCTTTTTTGTATATTTTTTACTTCTGCTTTCTTTTTTAACAGATTCTTTTTTCTTAGATGTGGTGGTTTTTTTAACACCTTTACCACTTTTTTTCTTAACGCCTCTAGCCATTAATTTACCCACCTTTATATAAATAATGGATAACCCTAGGTATTTCCTAAGGTTATCCACTTGTTTTTTGGATAATTAATATCCGCCTTTAGCTATAGCTCTAGCACTTATTTCATTTTTAGATACATTATTCATACCAGCTGTACTTGCATTAAAATTCTGAGCTGTATTTCCATTAGTACCAGTAAGAACTATGTTATTAGTTCCACCATTACTAACAGTTGTATTTCTCAAATTATTAAGCATATCCAACTTGGTTGATGCACTACCTGTATTAACTGCTATTGTAGCTAATATCTCAAGAGCATTTATTAAAATCTCTTCTGTTGTATTATCTGGAGTAGTACTAATATAGTTACCTATATTTGAACTACTATTTGTTGTAGATGATAATAAGTCACTAGTTGATACACTAGCACCAAATCCACCAGTCATTGATTTCTTAGCTTTAGTTGTAGCTCTTCTCATTCTACTCATATCTCTACCAGATAGATTTGAAGTACCACCACTTCTTCTAATACCAGTTCCTGAACCACCTGTATTAGCAGATGCTGTAAGACCATAATCAAGATATTTACTCATCGCCTTACTTATATTTGGTCCCCATTGCTTATCAGGTATCTTACCAGCACTATCTACGAATGCATATCCTATCTTAGCACCACCACCAAGTCCTGAAATATCTAAAATAGATTTTTCATTTCTCTTTGTATAGTAAGTTTTATTAAGTGCAAATGTGTATCCATCAAATGCTTCACCAACACTCGACCATTGTTTAGCATTACCTGTTGGATTTACATTAGTAGCACCCCAACCCCAAAGGTTATATTTTTTCTTAGCGATATTACTTGTTCCCAAACCAGATTCTTGAGTAGCAATTCCTAATAATGCAAGTGCACTAATTCCATATTTATCCTGAGCAGCCTTAATTGCTGCAGCATCAGATACTTTAACTACAGAATCCTTACCAGCTAATCTAGTAGAAATTATCTTCTCAATACTATACTGGTCTAACATCGGAAGTTTCTTAATATCCGTTTTATGTAATATATCTGCTGATGTAGGTGGTATCTTTTGACCACTAGATACTGCTGTTGGGAATCCAGTTGCCTCAGATGAACCCGTTGACATAGCAGCTTCTCCAGGTACCTCCAACCCAGCTGTTGGATTAATTATTGGATTAATAACTGAAGAGTAATCTGTATTACTGTAATCACCAGCAATAGCTCTACTACCAGCCTCGCTCATTAATCCTGAGAATAATGAAGATAACTGACTGAACTTACTTTGAGGTTGCATACTCATGCTTCCAGTCGTAGTAGCTCCACCACTACTTGGTGTTGAAGAAGATATTCCAGAAACATCACTTGATACACTTGATGCGTCTGTCATATTGGCATCAACTGTTACATCAGTTGAACCCCAACCTAAAATACCAGTAGCACCAACGGTTCTTGTTTTAAGAGAAACAGCACCACCATCGCGTTCTATTTTATTATCTGGAGAGGTATTTCCTTCTATAGTATATACAGTAGTTCCGTTTACACCAACAACAACACCAGTATGTGATTTCTTATAGAAGATAACATCACCTGGTTTTGGAGTTTGTGACGGCTCTAACCATTTACCAGCTTTCTTAAATTTACTTACATTTGCTGCACATCCTGCAGTAGTAGCACCAAATAATGTATTAGATGCAAGTCCTTTATCACCACCAGCAGCCTGTTCGAATACCCATACCACGAATGTGGCACACCATGGTTGTCCGTTTGCGTGTCCAACATCACGAGCATACTTAGTAAAGTTATTAGGTCCAGACTGACTAGCTGCATCAGCTTTCTTGTCATCAAGATTTCTAGTACTTGTCTTTTCAAGATATCCTAGTTCGCCCTTAGCAATTTCAATAATCTTAGATGATGTAATACCACCTCTACCACCTTTTATGAAACCATACTTAGCCTGACCCATTTGCCTTGCCATATATGGGTCCATATTACCTACAGACCATGCAGAAATAGTATTTCCATTCAACTGGTTAGGTGATACTGCTTTTGAATAACTCTTACCTCTAGGGTCATTTATTAAGATATTTCCACTATTATCTTGTCCTACTGCAACTACATAGTGTCCTGCATTAGTATAAGTGCTTCCACCTTTACCTAATAAGACTACTGGGTTACCTGAAGCAACACGATTAGAAATATCAAATCCGTTAGGGTTATCAATTTGAGAACTAGATAATCCACTCATTGCTGCCGCTTGACCAATAAACTTACTATTTGTACCAGTATTATCTCTATTACCAGTCATCTTAGCCATATTAGCCATTTGCATAGGTGTAACTTCCTGTCTTGCTTTAGCTGTATTAACAGCCATTGCCATTGCAGTAGGTCCACAACCTGCATTACCCATAGTAGCATTATCTGCACCCATATTATAAGCTTTACCAGCCCATCTCGGGTCATTTTGTGAGAAGTATGATGCACCGTTTACTACTTCACCAAATCCACCATAAGGAAGATTCTTAGAAATACCTTTTCCGTATCCACCAACTCCATTACCACCTTTGCTACCACCTAACCAGCTTGTAAATTTACTCCAAGCATCTTTAGCAGCATTAACACCTTTATCCATTAAGCTCTTGGCACTATCACCAATACTCTTAGCGGCATTAGCTATTCTCTTATCTTTAACTTGAGCTTCTCCCTCTGTAAGTAAACCAGAAGCAATCATTCTTTGTACATCATCTTTTGGAACATTTTCCTGTATTATATCACCTAATGGGTTATAGTATGTATAGGTATTACCCATCGCTACATAATATGAGCCATCATTATAATACCAAGCAGTTCTCTTAGTTTTAGCACCAATAAGACCACTCCAGAATCCTAGGATATCTCCACCTTTATCTGTAACCTTCTTAAAGAATTTACCAGCAACATTACCTACAGTTTTAGCTACATCACCGAATAATCCAGAAATTTTACCCCATTGCTCTTTAAGTATTGACATATTTGCACTGTACTTAACGCCCCATCTTTGAGCTACTGGTATTTCACCTTTTACAAGCATACCTGATGCAATGAGAGTATCAACTCTTTCTCTATCAATACCTTCTCCCATTAAATCACCAGTAGATGTATAATGGTTGTATTTCTCTCCAGCTTGTACATAGTAAGAACCATCTGAATCAATCCAACAGATATTCATCATCATTTTGAATTTAGATATAGCTTCATCTTTTAATGAATTGAATCCACCCTTAAGAACATTCATCAGTGGTCCACCAACGTGTTCTTTAAAGCCATTCCAAGCATCGGATAATACAGGACTTATCTTACCCCATGCATCACTGAGAGCTTTCTTACCACCCTCAATCAACATTTGTCCATCAGATTTCTCTGCTTCATAAGTACCTTGCTTTAATTGACCAGTTGTAATCTTAGCAATAAGTACATCTTTATCGATACTATCTTCAAGTAAATCACCACTTGCACTATAATGCTTACCATCACCAGTATAGTAAGAACCATCTGGTGCATAATAACAAACTTTCTTTTTACTGAATAATTTATCTAATAATAAAGCACCTACAGGTCCACCGATAACAGCACCGACAACACCAGCTTTATGTTCACTTAAGAAATTACCTATTTTCTTAGCGTTATCAGTTATTCCTGTCCATAAACCACTAAGAGTTTTAGAAGCAGTTTTCCAAGCATCAGATAGCATTTCTTTTGCTTTACCAGTAATTTCTTCAAACTTAGATTTTTCAAATGTATAAGTACCTTTTTCCAACTGACCACTATTTATCATGTATTGTAATCTGGTACTTTCAACCTTATCAAGTTTTGTTCCATTAGCAGTATAATGCTGTCCACTTATATCATAGAAAGAACCATCTGCATCATAGAATACATCTTTATCTTTAGAGAATAAAGCATTTAATCCTTTACCTATGAAATGACCAGCTATAGCACCAACAGGTCCACCAAGAGCCATTCCTATGACAGCACCTTTATGCTTACTTACAAAGCTACCAATTTTACCAGCAGTTTCTGCAACCTTAGCACCAAATCCCTCAGTTTTATTCTCAGTCATCTGAGAAACATCAACTGATTCTGCACTAACGTAGCCTAAATCAGTACCATCAGCTCCAGTAACTTGATATGTACCATCTTGGTTTTTCTTATAAGTATTTCCTTTATCATCAGTATAACTAGTATCACCTTTCCAGAATTTACCAAACTTAAAAGCAGCACCTTTAACAGCTTTACCCACAATAGTAGCACCCTTATCCATAAGAGAACCATTCTTTTTAGTATTCCAATCTAAGAATGAATCATATGATGCTTGATAAGTACCATCTTTCACTCCTTGTTCGAACATCTCATAAGTAACATCTTCACCTATGATACCAGCTCTCTTCTGAGTTTCATACTGTTGTCGTAGCTTTTCATCTCTTTCACCAAGATAAGCATTATGCCATTCATCTTGAGCACTATCCAATAATTTAGCTTTCTCAGAATCAGAACCAACTATTACTTTATATAGACCAACAGCCATTGAATGTAATAGGTCTACACCCATTATACTTCCAACCATTGAGAATACAACATCGATGATACTACCAATTAGTGTACCAGTAACAGCACCAAATACACTAGCAATAATTTTCATAGTACCATCAACTTTATCTGGAGGTACTTGGAAAAGTTTAGCAGTACCAGATAATCCATTTAACGCATTTAATGATGCAAATGCAACTTCGGTTAACCCAGCTGTAATAGCTGCACCAGTTACATGTCCACCAGTAATTGCAGATATCTTAGCTGCCATTTTTTCAGCTATATCGTCCCATGAATTTTTTAAAGCTTTTATAATACTAGATGGTCCATACTTAAATACTCTCTCAGTAACTTCTTCTCCAGTTTTCTTGGCAAATTTATCTGTAATCATTTTGAAGAAATTATCAATATACCCACAGATTTTTGACAACAAACCATCACCAGCGGCAGCTTTCTGAGATATTGCTTTACCAATATCATCACCTACACTACCAACTTTATTCATAGCTTTGGTTACTATACCATTTTTACCAGTTACAACTGTATCATATATTTCAGCATTATCTGCAAGACCGTTTGCTGCACGTAATGCTGCTTCTGCGGCATCATCTGCATTATTCTTAACTACCTGAGTTACAGTTTCTTTACCAAATAAGGCATTTCCGACTTTACCACCAATATTCTTGACAGCTCCACCGACCATATTTAAGCCTTTACCAATACCCTTATTGTAAGTTTTAGCACCAAGTAAAGCTCTACCTACATTGAATCCTAATTTAAGTCTGCCTTCAGTATGATGGGTTGCTTCTCCCATTGAGTTGGTAATTATATTACCTTTTTTGATTTCTTCTATCTCATACTTGGCTTGCTCTTCCATGGTGTTGCCATTAGTTCTGGTAGCGTTCTTTTGAGTCCAACCAGCATCTTTTATTGCATCTCCACCAGCACCGCCAATAAATGTACCTATAGCACTAGCAATACCACCGATTCCATTAATTAATGCTCCCATCATTCCTGGGAAATTCTTAATTAACCAACCACCAATTAGTAATGCACCAGCAGTAATCAAACCTTTCTTAGAGAAGATAGCATCCCAGCCTTTCTTGAAGTTATTAACAGCACCACCATTTTCTTTAGTTGCTTTAACCATATCTTCACGGTATTGCTTCTCTTCAAGTTTAGCTTTCTCTTCTTCTTTTTCTTTTCTTATTTCACTAGCAGTTTTTGCTTCATCTAAAGCTTTCTTCTGATTATCACTAGCCATGTCATTTCTAGCTTCTACTAATATCTTAGCAGCATCTGCTACTGCGGCAGCATGGTCTGCTGAGTTTTTAGCAGCACCAATAGCAGTATTAGCATTAACCATTCTGGCATTTCTGTCTTCATCAGATAATTCTTCTGCACTATTATCTTTTTTCTCTTCACTATTACTGAAGAAAGAACTAAAAGTTCTTCTACCATGTTTAACTGCTTTTGTAGCAGCTTTAGTAGCTTTATTAGAAAGAACCTCAACACCTTTCTTACCAACATTGATAAGTTCGGCACCAGCTTCTCCAACGAGAGATAAACCTGATTTAATAAGACCACCAACAAAGTGCTGTTCTACATTCTCACCAGATTCGATAGATGCATCTTGTACTTCATCTACATCTTCTGTCTCTACATTATCTTCAGTACCAGTCATTTCTAACAGTTTCAGATAAGCTCTAGGGTCATGTTGTTTTAACCATAATCTTGCTTCTTTACTATCTTCATCAAACTGACCATAAGTTTTATCCATGATGAATTTAGTAACTTTATCTGCTGTAAAGTATTTCTTTATTCTCTTAAACTCATTAAGTAAATGAGAACCTTTGAAACCTTTTTTAACTCCTCTAACAGCATTTACTACAGGTCTAGCTATATCATTACCGATTTGAGAACCTATAGTAGGAGCATTAACTTCACGACCATTTGCTCCTTCGATAGCATTACCGATTTTTGTTCTTAACTCATCATCAGTAGTACTTTCATCAAACATGATACCCATGCTTTTAGCTTTTTCTCTAAGGTCATCAGTACCCATAGAGTTTAATGCACTCATTGCATTAGCAGCTTGAGCTGTGTTATTAACTGCTTTAGATTCACCTTTGATATTAGCAACGATAGCTGCAACAGCATCAGATATATGCTTTAAGAAGAATACTTGCTTATCATCAGTTGTAAGTTTATTAACATCTGCTTTAGCAAGTTGGTCTACAGTCATATCACGAGAATTACCTTTTAACTTAGCAAATGCTCTCGGGTCATTAAGCTGTAACCATTTTCTAGCATCATTACTATCTGCACTAAATTGACCTTTAGTTGCTTTAGCTATTATTCTAGCATTTGCATCATGCTGTTTATTTTGTTCATACTCTTCTTTTATTTGCTTTCTCTTCTCTTCATAGTCTGCTTTATTTAATCTCATTCGTTCAGCGAGAGAACCAAATAATCCGCTTTCTCCCATCTGTTCTCTGAAATGCTCAGCCCACTTAGAATTAGAGAATCTTTCTCCAATAGTTTGGTCGCCTATCTTAATATTACCAACAGCTCCACCAACTTTCTTACCAACAAATTTAGCTGCATCAGCTACTTTACCTAATAATAAGAATGGAGATTTAAGAATATTAAAAAGACCTTTAAAGAGTAATTTAATACCACTAGTAATTCCAGTTTTAATTAAGTTACCAACATCTTTTACAAATGATTTAAGCACTCTTACTGGAAGTAAATTATCAAATTTTTCTTTAAGATTAAATGCTTTTATCGTAGCCATGATAATAGCACCAGGTGCTTTAGCTGCTGTAGATAAAGCAGTATAAACTGTATGAACTCCTTTTGATAATAACTGACCAGCTGCATCTGTAATAGGAGCAAATAAGTCTTTTACTTCACTAACTATACTAGAACCGATATCATGGAGTATTCCACCAACACCATTAGTTATATTAGATACCCATCCACCTAATTTATCAGCTACAAATTCTGCAGCAAATCCAAGAGGTGCAAGTATCTTATGCTGTAATACATTTAAGCCATCAGCCATTATATATTTAAACTCAGTCTTTAATGGACCAAGAATATTTGCATTTATATAATTACCAATAACTCCAAATACACCTTGTCTCTTGGTCTTTTCACCATTACCTAAGTTTAATCCATCTTCTTTACCAAGGAAAAACTCTTTTAAATTCTTACCTTGAGAAGCTATTCCTAAACTTAGACCTGCTATAGCACCTACTATAGGTCCACCCATAAGTGCACCCATAACACCACCAGCAATAGCACCAGTACCAGCCATTCCTAATATCTGAGTACCTTGCTCACCAAGAGCTTCAGTTTCTTTTCCAGAACCTGAGAAATGTGAAGACCATGCATCTTTAATTCCTTGCATGAATCCTTTTTGACCTTTTTCAGGGTCACCTAACCAGAATTTCTGGAATATATCTGATTTAGTTAAGATACCACCAGCAAGTCCCATGATTGCTCCACCAACAGGACCACCAACTAATGTACCTAATAGACCACCACCAGTTATCATTCCACCAACAGCACCAACTGCTGTAGAACCAATTAAGTGGTCTTTATTATCTTTGAAGAACTGCTGAGTTTGTTTGGAGATAAGACCTTGAACTTCATTACCATCTTCATCTTCTCCACCAAATAACCATTTTTGGAATCTTTCACTTTTGGATAAGAATCCAGTAATAGCACCGATACCAGCTCCAACAAATGGACCACCAATAACTGAACCTAAAAATCCACCCATTGATATTCCCCCGATAGCACCAACAGCAGCACCAGTTGCTCCTGCACCAGCATTATCTTTAAGGAATCCCATTACTTCTTTAGCTTTATTTTTACCTTCTTCTACATGGTCTTTTGTATTTTCATCACCAAAAAAAGATTTAGTCCAACCAGTTATACCAGCTGTAAAAATATCTTTAGCTCTATCAAATAAACTAGGTCCAGCTGATTTAGATGGGTCATCTTTATATTCTCCAGTCTCTGGGTCTTTTACTTTACCAAAGATTTTAGCCATAATACCATCTTTAATAGAGGTACCTATTGATGCAAAGTTATCTTTAACTTTATCAATAGTATCATTAAAGAATCCTCTTACGTTATTATATAAATCTGATAAAACTCCACCTTCATATTTGTTAGTCTCTTCGTTCTTAGTACCAAAGAAGAATATTTTAGCTTTAGATGATATATCTTTAAATACACTTTCTACATATGTAGCAGCGTTATTTATTAATCCAGGTAAATCTCCACTAAATATAGATTTTACAGTTGCTACGGCACCTTGTCCAACTCCTTTAATAGTTGACGTTATATTTGATAAATGGTCACTACCACGACCGCCTATATTCATAGTAGCCATTAAATTAGTCCATATATCATTAATACTTTGACCAACTGTAGGTGTTGTTGATGAAGCCGCTACAGCATCATTTACTGTCTCCGCACTGATATTATCATATTCTTCATTGGTATAAGCTTTTCTTGCAGACTTTCTTCTCTTATTTTTGCCTTTGTATGTAGCAAACTTTCCATAGCCCATAACTGTATCTAATGCATCATCAATACTCATATCATTGAATAAAGAAGCATCTAAATGATTAACATTTCTTGCATCAGTTATTGTATCAACAGCACCTCGTCTTCCAGCCTGAGCCATATAACGACCTGTGTTAATATCAGCTATCGAATTTTTATCTTTAGCATACATTTTTGATACATAATCAAGAAGGTTTTCTTTTACACTAGAATGAGCTCCAAGACCATTTATTAGCTGTAATAACTCTGGGAGATTAATAGTTCTATTTTCTCTTTCGAGTTTTACAAATAATTCTTTGATAGTTCTATCATACTCATCTCTAGTATCTTCATATGCTTTAACATCTTTTTTAGAGTTACTCTTAGGACCTTTTAAGTCACCAAGTATTTTGTATATATTCTCTCCAAATTTCGTGTTGTTAAATGCTGCTACTATTGAATCTTGAATATCATCTGCGATATTCAAATTCATTTTATCTCGAGTTATATATTTACCAGTACTTGCATTATAAAACTCTTCTTTATCTCTAGCTTTCTTTAAAGCATTCTTATCTTTACTTTCAGCTATGACTTTAAGTAATGAAGTTTGTTCTCTAAGCTCTTTTGTTATTATCTCGGTTATAGCATGTTTTGTTTCTCCATCAAATGGGGTAGCAGCTCTATTTATATCAGCTCGTTTAAAATTCTTTTGTCTATCATCATTTGCACCAAATGATTGACCTAAGAATCTTTTTACACCTGATAGAAAACTACTACCAGAGTCATTTGCCATATCTCCTAATCGAGATAATAGTTTAGGCATTGCATTTGTAAAAGTTACTTCAAGAGCTTGAAGTGTATTAGCCAACATTTTTGGCATAATCCATCCAACTAATCCTTCAGTAACCATACCAAGAGGGTTAGCTACCAATTGGTCTAACATCAAATCATTATCCACTAGACCAAGAGTCATACCAATGCTAGTTCTCTTAAATGCAGCCTTCATGTTCTGCTTTACATAATCTTTATATGATCTAATATTTATACCACCATTAGCTTTCATAACATCAGCCATGGTAAGTTTACCATTAGATTTATTATTATTCTCCTCTTCAGACATTCTACCCATTTTTTCATAGAATGCTAATGAACCCTCTATAAACTTACTCATATTTTCTGAATTGAAAGTATTTATAGAGGATAATTCTGAATGGATATTAGTTAGATGATTAACTATTTCAGCATGATTTTTTGCCATCTGGTGCATCATAGTAGATTGAACTGCTATATATGCATCCATTGAGGCTTTTTGCATTTTTACTTGAGCAACCTGACCTTTAGCCATTTGGTCGCTAATTTTTAACATAGCTTCAGATGTACCAGAGTTTTGATATACGTTATAAGTATTACCATCTCCACCATCGTCTCCAAAGCTATATCCATCACCATCAGAACCAAATCCGAATGAATTCATCATTGCTTCTTCAGCACGTGCTTCATTATTGAGATTTCCAGATTTGATATCAGTTAGTGCATTTTTGTATGCTTTTTCAGCATACTGTACATATCTATTACCCCTTATAGTACCAGCAACTTTATCTATAGAAGATACGTTTTGCCTTGCAGATGTTACAAAATCTCTACCGATTTCTGCACCACTAACCGCAGTATCGTATATATTAGGGGTTATTCTCTGTATTACGTTTCTTGTACTAATACCAATACTTTTCATAGCTGATTGCAGCCATTTGGTATTGATATTCTTATTTGACATTCTTAAAAAATTGGCACCAGGTCCGTTTTTAGCCATAGATTTACCAACCTTTCTTAAGTATATTTATTAGGTATAACCCATTACACCAATGTTTTTAGGGGGTTTAGTTAAGAGAAAATAAAAAAAAAAGAATAGAGGGACGGGTTATACTTTAAAAACATCTGTGTC